GTTCGCAAGCTACTCAGACCTGCCGTTGTGGCTGATAAGAAATCAGTGGCCAACTCGATCTGGGACCGTATCGATTCTCGACTGCCTGGCATCAAGCTCAAAACCAACCAAGCCGCTGGAAAAGGCGTCGAATTCGTCAGCCCCGAGCCACTCCCGGCCTATACCTTCGAATTCCTCCAGTGGCTAACGACTGAGATGGACTACCTCAGCGGAGTAGGCAACCTCAACTCCCTAGCTCAGCTGCAGCAAGTACCGGGTGAAGATACCATCGAAAAGATGCAGGAAGCTCTGCAGCCAACGTTGAGGCTGAAGAGTCGTCTATTGGAGTATTTCCTCCGCGAAGTCGGAGAAATGGTCAAATGCAACTTCTTCCAGTTCTACAACCTCCCGCGCCGCGTGGCAATGCTTGGGGATGCTGGGATTGTCTTCAATGACTTCGACTTCGACCCCGGCACGATGATTCCTGCTCTCGGAGCTAACGACGAAGGCTACGAGCCAGGACTCGATAAGCGCCTCAGCAGACCCCAGCGCGCCCAGTGGTTCCATAAGAACTTCACCTTCCAGATCACTCCTAATAGCATGTTGGCTATTAGTCAGATGACGCGGTAGATGCTTTATATGCAGCTGCGTAAAGACATGCTTGTTGATAGGTGGACATTGTACGATGTGTTGGAGGTTCCAAACGGTGGAGCACCCCCGCCAGGAACAGGACAGACAATTACAGATAAATTGATGGCTGAAATGATACTGTTCATGCCGCCAGCGGCACCGCTAGGACGCCCAAACAGTAACGAACAGCCGCCGTCGCTCCAGCAGAAAACTGGAGAGGATGGAGTTCAACGCCAGACAATATCAACCAGCGGCGCAGGAGGCGATAATCCATAATGTCATTTAAGGAAGTTATAATGGCATGATCACCGTTAAAGCAACTCGTGAAGGGCTAGTAGGTGGTAAAACGGCTAGTGGCTACGTTATCGATACAGTAGTCCCCTTCGTAGCCCTCCCATCCACCAAAGCTCTAGGCCACTTCGTACGCCTCAAACATGACAAATACACCTGCTGCGCTATCGTCCTCGACGTTGGCCCCTGGAACGAGCACGATGATGCCTATGTCTTTGCAGGTAGGCGTCCAGCTGCTGAAACCCTCCCAGACGAGCGAGGCCGTACTACTAACAAAGCTGGCATCGACCTCAGCGAAAAAGTCTGGAAACTCCTCCATATGACAGGCAACGATCCTGTTAGCTGGGAGTTTATCGACTAAGTTGACAGCGTTCACAACCTTACTTAATACTTAATAGGATTTAATCCATGTCAGCAAAACTTCCTGAAAATCCCAAACCCAACACCACTCAAACTTCCCTCCCCACTGGCAACCAGCACAACGACATGGGGAGCTTCAAAATCGTCCTCCCGCATGGCCCCAAGTTCAAAGACACCGAGAATACCTAATGCTCGATAGAGAGCTGACGGTACGGCATGCGTTGTGGGCAGTGGTGGCGTGGGTGGCGCTTAAAGCGTACGTAGCCTACGCGCTCGTGTTTAAGATGTCAGAGTTTCTATCTCAAGCCGTGAGAGGTTGATGTGCCTGCCCAGTATGACGCAATCAAAGAATCCCTCGTAAGCCAAGGTGTAGGCCGCTCCACCGACGACAAAGCCGTTAAGCGCAGCGCCGCCCGCATTTTCATCGCCAGAGGCAAAGGCGGCGACCGCAGTGACCGTGCCAAACGCCTCGCCGCTGACAGAACCCCGAAAGGAAGATAACATGCCCGAAGTCGAGATCAAGACCCCCTTCAAGGATGCCCTCGAAAAGTGCGTTGGCAAGAAAGATAGTTAAGGATGCCCTTCCCAGCTTCTAGTGCCCAAGGCCCCGCACCGCTTCCACCGCCGATGGCTGGTGCCGCCGCGCCTACTCCGCCCCAACCCTCAATGATGTCGCTTGCCGGAATGCAGAGCGGCCAGCAAATGGGGCAGGCGATGACTCCGGGGATGAGTCAGGTGAGTGAGTCGGCAGTGAGGATGTCGGCTGAGATCGACCAAGCCCTCAAGCTCCTCGCCCAAGCCATCCCCCAACTCGCCCCATGGGTCGAACAAGTCACTAACGAACTCCGCAACCAAGTCGGTCAGGCCCTCCAAGGTGGAGCAGTGCCAACCGACCCCTCAGCACAAGACAACAGCCGCTTCCCCGATGGCGCTGCGAGACTTTAGTTAATCGGGAGCACCAATCGCAAGGTTCCCCTATAGCTGGCCTACCAATCCCGGTAGAGGCGTATAGTCCAAGGAGCTGGCTGCGTAGAGGTTCACATGGCAAAGAAAGACAACGAGGCGATCTATCAAGAGTTTCTGGCCGACCTAAAGAAAATCAACCCAAAGGTCGAGGAAATCTTGGACGACGCAACAAACGCCAAGCTGAAAGAGTCTGTTCTGGCGCGCTCCGAAATGTCCCGGCAAATGGATGCTCTGACCGCAGAGCGAGCAGAAGTTGCCGCATTCGTAGAGCAGGAAAAGACCAAAGTTCAAGGTTGGCAAGACTGGTATGGGAGCGTCACGAAAGACATCAGCAACATTCAAACTGAACTCAAGTCCTACAAAGATGCCTACGGCGAACTCGATTCAACTTCCAAGCGACAAATCGCAGAAAGCCATGGTATGACTAAAGAAGACTTTGAGCGGAACCTCCAACAGCGCGATGTGGCAGCGATCAAATTCGTAGACGACCTCACAGACCTCAAGATAGATCACCGGGACAAGTTCAAGGAAAAGCTCGACACTAGCGCCGTCTACAAAATCGCTGGCGAAAAGAACCTCCCCTTGGACGTTGCCTACAACCTCTACATTGGAGATAAGCTCCAGAAGCTCAATGACGCCAACGTGGAAGCTCGAATCGCACAAGCGCGGACAGATGCCGTCGCGGAGTATGCTACCAAGCACAATCTCCCCGTCATCTCCAGCAACCCCGATTACGTTCATCCCCTTGATGTTAAGCAGCCTCTGACAAATCCCAATGAGCGAATCAACGCTGCCGTAGCGGACTACACCAAGCGGCAGTCTCAACGATAAGGACAATAGTAAGCTATGGCAAACCTGTCAGGGTTCCTTGACGAACTCAATACGTCTACTCAGCGGCACATCGTGCCCGGTCTGGTAGACAACAACTTCAAGAACGACCCCCTCTTGGCGTACATGAAGAAAAACAACCTGGAGAAGTTCACTGGTGGAACCCAGATCCAGGAAAACCTCGTATATGCATCTCTGCCCAATGGCGGGGCGTACGCCGATGGTCAGACCGCCTCGATTGCGATTGTGCAGACCGAGACGGGTGCGAGCTTCATCCCGAAGAACTACTGGGTGCCTGTGGCGATCTCGAAGATCCAGGCTCAGGTGTTCAACAAGGGGCCGGAAGCGGTGTTTAGGTTGGTGGATAGTCGCCTTCAGAACGCGGCCTTGACGATGAGTGCCATCCTCGCGATTGCCCTCTACAATCAAGGTCAGACCTCTCCCCGTGTGCTTGAGCTGAACGGCCTCGCCGAAATGCTCAATGACGGCAGCAACAACAGCTGGACCGGAGCGGCTTACACGACCTACGGTACCCTGACCCGTGGTGGAACGATTGGCTCGGCCCTCAACAGCCCGATGACCTCCCCCACTGCCAACGTCGCCGGTCCTATCACCTACAAGATCCTTGAGGAAGGCTACAACACCGTCGTCATCGGTGACGAGTTCCCCAACCTCATGGTAACGACCAACCTCGGGATGTCCTACATCAAGGAGAAATTCCAGCCCCAGTGGCGCGTGGAGACTCAAGACCCCAAGATTGGGTTCAACGGCATCAAGTTCAATCAGGCCATGGTGATTCAGTCGCAGTATGCGCCAGGATCGCTGGGGGTCAACGATGCGAACTTGGGTAACTACCTTGCGCCCTCCAGCCAAGGCGAGACCCTCTTCTACCTCAACACCAAGTACTTCCGCATGTGGGTCACTGACGACCCGGAATTTGGGTTTGGCTTCACCGGCTTCAAGCCCGCGCAGGATAGCTTGACCGTTGCTGGACAGTATCTGTTCACGGGCAACGTCACCTGTCAGGCTCCGCGCCTCAGCCGCCAGCTCTACAACATCACTGGTTAATTCTCTTTCAGGTAATCGAGGGGGTTCACCAGAAAGGTGGGCCTCCTCCTTCGCCAAAGGATTCTAAATTATGGCATCTGCTACAGGTCGTTTTTTCCCCGTTCAGGTTATGCATCTTGGCCCTGTCGGGACGTTTGCTGGATTCAACGTAGCCACCCTCGGCGGCGACGGCACCGTTGCATCTGGCGATTCCGGCCCCTGGTTCGGCCAGCTCGGTCAGGTTGTAGAGGATTCGGGTAAGTGCTATCGCCTCGTGCAGTTTGATAATGGCACGGGTGATGTGGCGTCGGCGGCGGGTGGTGTGGCTCACTGGAAGACCCGTGCGAGTTTCATCGTCACGAGCGACCAGACCGACGCGCAGGCTTCACTCAACAGTGTGGCTGGTGGGTTCCTTGGAATTCAGACTGATCAGTATTACTGCTTCATTCAGCTGGGTGGTACGCAGGCTGTTATCACTGACACAACCCAAGCGGCTGGTGTGGCACTCATTGCCAGCACGACTGACTTGACCCTCGTG